TTCGGCGGCCAGGGCGCGGGCTTCCGTCAAGATAGCTTCGTCCGCCTTGGCGACTTTCAGCAGGTCCAGCCGGTCCCGGGCTTCGCCCATGGCCTTGCGGTAGTCCGATTCCTCGTCAGCGGTCATGGACCGGTTTTCGGCGTCCGCCTTTTCCGCGATTTCGCGCGCGCGCGTGGCGGCGGCGGCCGCGGATTCCTGAAGTGCCTTAACTTTGCTCATTGTTCCTGCCCTTTCCGTGGCATGAAAAAACCGCCAGGCAAGGGCCAGGCGGTCAAATGGGTTAGTGATGATTTAGGCGTTGGCCGCCAATTCGGCGTCCAGCGCCGCCCATGCCAAGAATCGCGCGGACGGGCTTAGGATCGGTTCCTCGGACTTAACGGCGTCGCCGTTCTCGTCCTTGACGTCACCATTACCGCTGGCCTTTTCCTGATCGGTGGTTACTTCCGCGGCCGCTAGGACCGCATCAATTGAGTCCCGCGCCGCGCGCAAACTTTCGACGTGCTTGGACGACAGGACCCGGCCCTCTTTAAGACCACCGGACAGTGATTCCATGGCCGTTTTCACGGCCAGGATTTCGGTTTCACTGTTGGCCCCGATAGTCACTAGGGACACTTCGTAAATTTTGACTTCGTGCAGTTCGAACACTTCGACGCCGTCTAGCTGGCCCCAAGTGCCTTTGATGACGTCATAGGCAAAGGACATTTGGGAAATGCGTTTGCCCTTGAGCATCCGGTGGACTTGGGCCCCCTTGGGCGACTCGAGGTCCAGTTGGGCCAGGACCCGCAAACCCTTTTCGTCCTCGGCGGCTTCGATCACGTGGCCTATGTTGTAATCCGGGTCAGCCATGTTATGGCCGAACAGGACTGGTAACAGGTTCCCGGATTCGGCCCATTCCTTTAGCGTGTTGGCAAACGCGCCCGGCTGGACCACGTCCCCGTAACTGTCAATGTTCCCGAATACGGACGCGTAAGCCTCGAATTGGCCGTCTTTCAGGCCGGCGTCCGGTCCGGCCTTTAGCCGGACCGTTGCGTTTTTGACTTTCATTTACGGCCCCCTTGGGCGGATTGGGTTTGGGTTATTGAATGGAAACGTCCACCGTGCATTGGCAGCCGGCCACTTCGTCCGGGCCGTTGACGGGGTCCCCCGGCCAGTTCAGGCCGTTGGAAAATTCCCCGTCTATCGGGACGGTTTCGCCGTCCATGGCCATATGACTTTCCCGCGGGTTAGCGGACGTGACCCGCCACGTTTTGACGGCCCGGTCACTGGCCAGTTGCTTGCCGGCTTCCACCAGTGCGAACCCGGCCACCGTGGTAAGCAGGGTGTCCCCCGCCGCGCCGGCGCGTTGCGATTCGGCTTCGTCAAAGACGGACGCCGGGTCCGCGGAATCTTCCGAATCGTCATCCATGACCGCGGCCAGGCGGTCCCGGGTGGCTTTGTTCACCCATTCCGCCCGGGATGACGACACCGCCGCCAGGAACGCGGCGGTCCGTTCGACGTCATACCCGTCCCGGTCAAAGCCCAGGGCTTCCGCTTGAGCCGCGCCAAGGTCCGCAGATACAGCCAGGGCAAGCCCGTTTATATCCTCGGTAAGTTCCCGGTCCCAACGTTCCCCGTCCCACCAGTCCGAACTGCCGGAACCGATAGCGGACAGGACCGCCGAACCTTGACGCTTAAAGAAATCCGTGAACAGTTCCACCGCCGCGGCGCGTTGCCCGTCGTCAGGTTCGGGCGCGTCTTTCGTCCGCGCCGTCCCCGCCTTGCGGGCCGGGTCCGGGCCGGCTAACTGCCCGGTGTCCGGTGCCGAATCTTGCGGGGATGCTTGGCCGCCCTCAATAACGTTTAGCGGGATAATCAGTTCGTCCCCGCCGTCAATCGCCGGCAGGTTCGACAGGGCCCGGGCTTCGTTGCGGGTCATCCACGGACCGCCCACGGACGCTTGGATTTGGTCAGCCTGTTCCTCGAATGAACCCCTAAGCTTTTCGGCCATGTTGAATTCCAGGTAAGTGTCCGCCGCGTCCGGGAAGTCCGGGATCAGTTGCAACGCCAGTTCCTCAACGATCATGGACAGCCACGGCCCCAGGGTGTCCTGGTACAAATGCTTGTGCTGTTCCCGTATGTTCGAAAAGGTGGCCGAATCCATGACGCCCACCATGGTGGGCGGGATGAAAAACGCGGCCGCCACTTCTTCGCGGGTCAGCTTGCGGGCCTCGACGTATTGCAACTGTTCGGCCGTTTGGGACGCGGCCACGAATTTCATTCCGTCCTCTAAGATGGGCGTCCCGCCGGCTTGCGGACCGTGGCCGGCGTACTGCGACCGCCACGAATTCCGGAACCGGTCCGCCGCGGTGTCTGACCAGGCCGGCGCGCCCACCGGCCGTTCCAGGTACCCCGAAACCCGGGCCCCGTTCCGCAACGTGTTTTCCCGCATCCGGCCGGCTTCGTATTCCTCGGCCAGGACCCGCCGCAACGCTTCGATGGGCGGCTGTCCCCCCAGGTCCCCGTCCGGTGAATAGCCCCGGAAGTGGACCACCTGGTCCGCGGGAAAAGTTTTCTTCCCCTTGGACCCGTGGAATTCAAACGCTTCCGGCCACAACCAGGATTCGCCCTTGGGCGTGACCATGGACGGCGGCAACCGCAGCAGGTAACGCCCGCCGGCCCCGTTCATTTTCAGCCAATAGGCCCGGTCATAAATCCCGTAGTCCCGGACCAGGGCGTCCAGCAACCGGTAACGCGTGGTCCCCGGGTTCGGCTTATTCAGCAGCTGGATAAGTCCGGAATCCGTGATCCGTTCCCGGTCAGTGTCCGAAACCCGTTTGAACTGGTGCAGCCCGAGGGACGCAATGTTCCGCCCGAGGAAATCAACTACCGTCCGGACCGCGCCTTGGGATTTCCAAATCGCCCCGTAGTCCGCTGTAAAGTCCACCGCCAGTTGCAGCCGGTCCCCCGGCAGCGCGGCCGGCTTGGACAGACCTTGCAAGGCCCCTTGGGATACGACAAATGCCACCGCTTACACCCCGCCCCGGTTCATAATGCTTGGATAAAATCAATGTCGGTCCGCAACACCACGGCTTCCCCGTCCAGGGCGGCCGGGGCCGCGCCGGGTTCAAGTGCCGTCGCGTTCCGAATGAACAACAGGTCCCCGGTACGGCGGACCAAAAGGCCGTCCACGGCCCGGCCGGTCTTTAAGTTGATGACCACCCGCCGCGACAGCAACGGCCGCCACTCAAACCAGGCCCGCGTCCAAACGGACAGATAACCGCCGGCGATACCTAGGACGAACAACAGCGCAATTTGCAGGACTATTAGGTCCACGGGGTCCCGCCTTTCAAACGATCATTAAGGAACCGGATTCATAAGCCGATACGGCCACGATTTCGACCGGCTGTAAGACGTCCCACGCCGCGCCAGTCGCGGCCATAAGGGGGGCCGCCCCATACGGACTGGCCTTTCGGTTCCAAACCCATGAATCCCCCAGCGGTTTGGTTACCGCCGTGCCGGCCGCCAGGTCCAGGACCGGTTGGGGCAGGTGCCAAATGCGGACGGGCTGGTCCTCGGGGGTTTCGTTTTCGGCCGGGTCCGGGGTCCACTGGTGGGCTTTGACCCCGTCGTAAAACTTGCCGCAGCCCGCCCCGAGGTCAGGGCCGCCCCATTCCACCACCGTGACGTGGTCCAGTTCGTTTAGGGCAGCGATCAGACCGGACGCCGGCGCGCCGCGGGCCTGAACCACCACCCGCAACGGCGCGGCCGCGGACGCCCGTTCCCGGCACCAGTCCACGGCCCATTCCACGCCATAGCGGGCCGCCACGATTTCCACGTGGACGTCCCCGTCCAGCCGGCGGCCGGCCGCGGCAATGAACGTCCGGGCCCGGTCATGTTCGGTATCAATGCAAAAGGTCACGTCCGCGGCCGCGGGAATAGCCGAACCCAGGTCCGTGCCGGCTTCCCAGGACCCCGGCGGGAAAGGCCCCTCATTCGTCCCGTCGTTCCACTGACAAAGGACCTCGGTACGGAACACCCATTCGGGGTCAGTTTTCCGGGCGGACGCTATCGCCCGTTCCGTAATCGCGTAACCCAACGACGGGTTAGCCGCGGCCCACCCGTCCCGGTCATCCAACGAACAGCCCGGCGGCGCGGACCATTCGAACAGGCCCAACGAATCGTCCTCGGTAGACGGGACGTCGTCCGCGATTTCGGCGGGCACGGCGTCCAACAGTTCCACGGACAGCCCGTCCGAATTGATGCCGTCCGGGTCCCCGAGGGAAGCATGGGCCATTTTCCGCAGATACCGCAGAACAATGGATGACGCGTCGCCGGCGTTCGACAGGGCCAAGATTATGGCCATGGCCCGGGCCATGGTGGTTTTCGTAATCGCGCCCCAGGCTTCCCAGGACTGATGTTCCCGCAGTTCGTCCAACAGGATAAGGTCCCCGGACAGGCCACGGCCGCCGCGCCGGGACGCCGTCTGAACTTTGTACCGTTCCCCCGTGGTCAGGTCCAAAGACTTTTTGCCGTTCGTGTGGTTAACCTTTTTGATTTCGGCCGCCAGTTCGTCGCAATCTTCCGCGATTTCGACGCAACCGGCCCACACTTCTTCCGCAATATCCAGGTTTTGCGCGGTGCCAATCACCAGCCGCGCCGCCCGGACATACATAAAGAACAGGGCCAGGACTTGGGCAAGGGTGGACTTACCGTTCTGACGGGCCACCAGTAAAACCACGGTCCGGAATCGGAACGTCCCGTCCGGCAAAAGTTCCAGGGCATGAATCAGGAACCACTTTTGCCACGGATAAAGGGGAATCCCCAAGACGTCCTCGGAAAATTCGATGCACTTAAACCCGGCAGACGTCTTAGGGGTCAGCCGGCGCAACGGCGGCGTAAAAACCCGCGGGACCTCGTGGCCAAGCAACGGCTTAGGCGCGGCGGCGCGTGCCCGTTTTCGCGGTGCCGGTCCCTTGGATTCCCCTAAGTTGCGCAAGCTTCCCGCCCCCCTGTTCCCTGACTTCGCCTAGGCGGGTCCGGCCGGCAGGGGTAAGCCCCAACGATTCGCAATATTTCAGGTACAAACCTTGGGTGACGTTATCGAACTTGCCGTCCAGGATCGGGAATTCCACGTCGTCCAGACGTTGGGCCATTTGCAGCAGGACCACCACCGCGCCGTCATCCATGGGGGTAATCAGGCCGGCGGCCCGGGCGGCTTGGATCGAATCGTTAGTGGTTTTCCAAATGTCCACGGGCCACCCCCTCGGGCCGGTCTGATTTGATGGAATTGCATAGAAAATGCGCGCATTGGACGTTACCCCAAACGTGCCCGCCGCCCCGGGCCATGGGGATAACATGGTCCAGGCTTGCGGACATGACGTCCGGGAACTTTAGGTCCGGGTCCACCGGGCCCCCGCAAATCCCGCAAACCCACCCGTCCCGTTCGCAAACCGCCCGGCGGGTAATGCCCGGAACATACGCCACGCCATAATGGCGGGCCCTGCCCCGGTGGTTCCCACTTGGAAGCGTCCCGGCAATCCGGGCTTTTCGCTTGTCGGCCTTTCTCTGGACGCGCCGCCATTCCAGCCGGCAAGGTTCGCAACGATTGACGCCCCGGACCTGGTCACCGCAACCCAAACACGGGCGGGTAAATTCGTCCGCCAGTCTGCCTAGCAACACGGCCCGCGCCGCAGATTCGCCGCAAACCGCGGAACAATACCGCCGCCGGCCCACCGGCACCGGGCCGCCACATTCACAACAGCAGGGCCGGGCCGGCGCGGCTGGCCGGACCGCCGCGGCCGCCGCCGCTTGGGCCCTGGCAAGCCGCCGGTTTATGGCCGTCCGCAAGCAACCCGGGCAAATGTTGTCCGGGCGGTCCTGGTCAGCGGTGGCCAGTGTTACCGAATACGCCGCGCCGCAATCCCCGCAAACCCCGGAAAGAATCCTGTTCCGCCGCGGTGGTTCCGTGTAGCCCTCGGCAATCCGCAACAGCCGCCAATGTCGCCGGCACCGCCCGCGGGCAACCGTGGTCCCAGGACATTCCGGTTCGATGCACCGTCCAGGCAACGCGGACCCCCCGTCCATAATTGCTAGACGTATAATCCGCGCGCGCGCGACCCCGGGTAATTACTCGGGGGGGGATTCAACAC